ACTGGTGAAAAAGCCGGTTTATGGGGCACAGTCACTAATACAAACCTTGATCTAGTAGAACAAGCTGTAGGTGGTTATGTCGAGCTTAGTTTAGCATCTGGCAACCAAACACCAGCTATCAGCGATGGCGCTGCATCAGATGGTCGTAACAAAGTCATAAAGCTTACAGGCACACTATCAGCAAACAGAAGTTTAATATTTCCAGACTCTTGCGAAAAGACATATCTTGTAATCGATGGCACAACTAGGAGCTCGAGTCACTATACAATAACAATCAAAACAAGTTCAGGCACAGGTGTAACAATGCCTGTTGGATCTACTATGCTTGTAATCGTAGATGGCACAAACGTGATTACAGGTATTACACAAAAAGGTTATGTCACCACAACAAGTGCATACACAGCTGTAAATGGTGATCAAGTGATTGTAGATACAAGTGCAGCTGCAGTGACGGTCACACTACCTGCGAGTCCAGCTGTTGGTAACGAGGTGCATTTCTTAGATGGTAAACTTAGTTTTAATTCTAACAATTTAACTATTGGTAGAAACAGTCAACCTATACAGGGTGTGGCTAGTGATTTAACAGTCAACACAAACGGACAAAGTTTTACACTTGTATATGCAAATTCAACAAAAGGTTGGGTCAAGAAGCATTTTGCTGGAACGTAAGAGGTTTACATGACTCTTATTAACTTCGTCATACAACCAGGTATCGATAAACAAAATACAACCAAGGGTGCAGAAAACCGTTGGATAGATGGTAACAACATTAGATTTAGATACGGTCTACCAGAAAAAGTAGGTGGATGGTCATCACTCGTAAACGACAGCATAGTCGGTGTTGTTAGATCGCAGCACTCTTTCCTAGATATTAAAGGTAATAGATATATTGCTTTGGGCTCCGATAAATTTTTATTGTTATACTTTGAGGGCCAACTGTTTGACATAACACCGTTTGATGCAGCAAGACAACAAACAAGTTGCACACTTGCAACAACAAATACTTCTACCGCGGTTACAGTAACAACAGGATCAGCACACGCTTTGGAGGTGGGTGATATAATTTTACTTGACTCAGTGACTTTGCCTAGTGGAACGGGTCTTAGTGCATCAAACTTTGAGGACAAAGCATTCATGGTCAACACAGTGCCTAGTCCTACAACATTTACAATTACATCAAGCGCTGCTGCAAGTGCGAGTATATCAACTGGTGGTTCTATGACTGTAGAATTTTACACAAAAGTTGGACCACAAAAACAAACATACGGTTATGGATGGGGTGTGGGTCCATGGGGTGGTAATGTGGTTGGAGCCACAACATCTACAATAAATGAAGGTGGCACATTTAGTGATAGTGATACAACTCTAACTCTCACAAGTGCAGCTGCTTTTCCAAGCTCAGGCACAATACAAATAGGTAGTGAGTTGATAACATATTCTGGTAAGTCTAGTAACGACCTAACAGGTCTAACTAGAGGCACAAATGGTACAACAGCTGCATCGCACTCTAATGGTGCCACAGTTACAAACGCAACAGATTTTAGTGGTTGGGGTATTGCAATACCAGCCGACCAAGCAACACTAGAACCTGGTCTTTGGTCGCTTAATAATTTTGGTGAGGTGTTGGTAGCCACTATTGCAAATGGTGAAACATTTACATGGAACGCAGGGGCAACTAGTCCAACGTCAACAAGAGCGTCAAAGTCCACAAGTGGGTTTGCAACAAGCAGTAACCCTACCGCATCAAGACTTACTATCATATCACCAACAACTAGACACTTGATACACCTAGGCACAGAAACCACAATAGGCACGACGTCTACACAAGATGATATGTTTATAAGATTTTCAGAGGCAGAAAACATAAATAGTTTTACACCAACATCTACAAACACAGCTGGTACATTAAGACTACAAGATGGCACAAAAATCATAGGAGCCATACAAGCAAAAGAAAATATATTGGTGTGGACTGACAACGCGCTGTACACAGTTAGAAATGTTGGGCAACCTTTTGTATTTGGTGTTGAGCAAGTTGGTACAAACTGTGGCTTGGTTGGTAAGAACGCAGCTGTTGAAGTGGATGGCATCGCATACTGGATGAGTTCAAAAGGTTTCTTGTATTACGATGGAACTGTTAAAACATTGCCTTGCGCCGTAGAGGATGAGGTGTTTGATAATTTTGACACAACAAAAGGGCAACAAGTTGCAGCGGGTCTTAACAGTTTATTTACAGAAATAATTTGGTGGTATCCAGCAAACAATGATTTTAATAACAAAGCAGTTTCTTACAACTATGCAGAGTCAGCACAAATACCAGGTGGTGTTTGGTCTTTATCTACAGAACCTAGAACATCTTGGATAGATGGTAAAGTTTATGAAAAACCATACGCAACAAAGTTTGATACAACTGGCACAGGCAGCTTTCCAACAATACTTGGTGAGAGCGGTTTAGGACAAACTAAATACTTTCAACATGAAGTTGGCACCGATCAAACAAACGAAGATGGCACGGTTACAACAATCACATCTTTCATACAATCTTATGATTATGATATTGCATTACAAGGTGGTGAGGGTGATAAGTTTGTATCTGTAAGTAGGTTTATACCTGACTTCAAAGATTTAAATGGTAATGCTGATGTTACACTAGCTATAAAAAGATTTCCGTCACAAACAGAAGCATCGTCAACGAATAGTCCTTTTACAATTACATCAAGCACAACTAAAAAAGACACAAGAGCTAGAGGCAGGTATGTGAATGTTAAGATAGAAAACACATCTGCAAACGAGTCTTGGAGATATGGCACGTTGTCTTTAGATGTAAAACCAGACGGAGGCCGATAATGTCAAAGATCGTAGTTAGGATACCAGAACCAAAAGACGAGTATGATCCAAGCACACAAAGACAAATTAACAGAACTCTGTCAAATGTGATAGATCAATTAAATAGCACATATCAACAAAGCGTAAGAGATGATCAACAACAACAAGCATGGTTTTTAGGATAGATGGCAAATAGATATAAAAATTCAAAAGTAGATTTAACTACAACAAACTTAACAACACTATACACGGTGCCTGCTGAAACTGTGTCCATAGTGAAATCTTTTCTGGTATCTAATGATGATGCTAGTAATGCGTGTGAGATCACCGTGACTCTGGTAAACTCAGGAGGCACGATATTTAGCTTGTTCAAACAAAAGGACATAGCTGCAAAAACAACAACTGAACTACTGACACAACCTTTGGTTTGTGACGAAAGTGAGGTTATAAAGGTGCAGGCAGAGAATGCTAACGACTTACATGTCGTTCTGTCGTATCTAGAAATAACAAGAGACTAGGAGGAAATATGGCATTTGAAGAACCAGGATCGGTAGCATACTTATACGAGGGCGATAAGAAAATAGCTCAAATAAAGGTTGACACTACCGTGGTATTGAAAAATTTAAAGACTGGCAAAGAGTATAACTCTGATGCTGAGGGTGACGCTGACGTAGATGATCCAAATACTGATACAAAGAGAGAGGATATATCAAGAAGCGTCTACATAAAAGTCGCTAAAATGCCTGCTGTGGGCGCAGAATCGTAGTTGCATTTTATGGTAAAAGGCAGTAAATTCAATAAAAGCCTCATTTCAAGCCTAGGCCACTTGCATCTTCACGATAAATCAATAGGAAAAGTATAATGGGTCTAAGACGTTTTTTAAGAAAAGTAATACCAAGAGAAATACGAGAGCCGATAAGCGATGTCACCGAAAGCCTCGAGGACGCTGTACGCCCAGTCACTGACCCTGTAAGAAAATTTTTATCAAAAGCTGTACCTAAAGAAATAAAAGGTATTTTAGGATCATCAGCCGCTATTGCTCTTGGAGCTACCGCAGGCGGTCCAATAGGTGCTTTTATAACAGCTGCTATTGCAGATGCCTTAGCTCAAAAAGCTTTGACTGATCCAGATGCGGAAGATACCGGTGTTAGTTTAGAGTCAGCCATACTATCTGGTATTGGTGGTAGTTTAGCACAAACAGCTAAAATTCCAAAAACAACGAAACCAACGGATAGTATAACCAGGGATTTTGACATAGCTGAACAAATGGCAAAACCCATAGGCGAACGTGGAACTTTTAATACCGCAACTCAACCTGCTGAGTTTCTTCAAGCTGCTGATGGATCGGTTTATTTAAACCCAGATGCGACTCCAAAACCAACAGGGGCTGGTATTGTCCCTAAAAAGCCTAATGTGATTACACAGGCCATTCAAAAATCTGGAGAGTATTTGACACCTCCTTCTTTAGATAACACTTTAGGAGATTTTGCAAAAGAAAGTGCACAGTATGCTTCAGCGATGGGCACCTTAAGATCACCGTTAACTATTCAAGATATTGTGGAAGAAGAAGAAGCCAAAGACGCTGCTTTGGCTGCGTCTGAAGCGGCAACAAAAGCAAACTATGATGAATTGCAAAAACAGAGAGTGGCTTCTATGTTGGGATCTTTTGAAAGAGCAGGATTTGAACCAGAAGAAACACAAAGAGAAATAGAAGAGGAAGGATTAACCGTATCACTAGCAGATGTGCAAGACTACTTTAATAAGGTAAGACAGTTTGTTGCAAAAGGTGGTCGTATTGGTTTTCAAGATGGTTCACAAGAAGGACCTATGACAATGGGTATGGGTATTGGCAGATATATAGAAGAGGAGAGAATACGAAGAAAGATGCTTGATAGAATAAAAAGAATGATGAATGAAAAAGCATTCAACATGCAGCAAGATTTACCAGGACCTGTAATGCGTAATTTAAACATGCTTAACCCTTTTGATAAAGATCCTACAGGT